GGAAAACCAGATAGCTCAAATTTTGAGAGTTATTTTAGTGCTTCAAACTTTTTACAATATTCAAATAACTTGAAAGTAGTTCGTGTACAGAACTCATCTGTTTCAAACGCAACTGAAAGTGGTAGTGCGTTTGTTATAAAGAATACTACTGATTACCAAAACAATTATGCTGACGGTTCTGCTTCTGTAGGAATGTGGGCTAGTAGAACAGCGGGTGCGTGGGGAAATAATTTAAGTATTTCTCAATGTCCTTCTGCTACTGCTTATGAAGAAACTGCTAAAACAACTGTTGCTGACGCTTCAACAAGTGTCGGAGATACAGTAGTTACAGTTACTTCCGCTACAGGAATTAGTGCTGGAGATATAGTTAATTTCGGTGATGAATATGAATATAGAGTTATTAGTATTTCAACTAACGACTTAAACATTGTGCGAAAAGAAGAACCAACATATATTGGTACTTCTGACTCTTCTGGATTACAAAAGACTATTACAAATGGTGCTAATGTAAGACGAAGATGGAGATATTATGACCTATTTAATAAAGCACCAGGAACATCTACTTACGCTTTAACAAGAGGCGGTAGTGGAGATGAACTACACATAATTGTAGTTGATGAAGACGGTGGAATTAATGGAACTAAAGGGGAAGTTTTAGAAAAATTTGAAGCAGTATCAAAAGCTTCAGACGCTAAGAGTCCTCAAGGTGACACTAATTACTATCCAGACGTAATTTACAATTCAAGTAATTATGTTTTCTGGATGCTCCACAACTCTTCTGGATCCAATTGGGGCACGGCGGCAGCTGGAACAACATTTACAGACGTAACAGCTGTAAGTGATGTATCATTATCAAGTGGTGCGGACGGTTCAGCAGCAACTATTGCTCAAGTTAAATCTGCTTATGAAAAATTCCAAGACGCTGAAACAACAGACGTTGGACTTTTAATTGCAGGTTCTGGTGATTCAACACATATAGACAATTTAATTACTATTGCTGAAAACAGAAAAGACTGTGTAGTTTTTGCAAGTCCTGAAAGAAGTGATGTAGTTAATGTAGCTAACTCAGCAACACAAAAAGATAATGTTGTAAATTTCTTTAATGGAATTTCTTCATCTTCTTATGTGTTTTTTGATAGCGGTTACAAATATATGTACGATAGATATAATGACGTTTATAGATACGTACCTTTAAATGGCGATATGGCAGGATTATCAGCAAGAACTGATATGCTTGCAGACGCTTGGTACTCACCTGCAGGATTAAACCGAGGTGTAGTAAGAGGTGCAGTTAAACTAGCATTTAATCCAACTAAAACACAAAGAGATGAATTATACAGAGCAAGAATAAATCCTGTGACTACGTTCCCAGGACAAGGAACTGTATTATTCGGTGATAAAACTGGACTAAAAAATCCTAGTGCATTTGATAGAGTCAATGTACGAAGATTGTTTATCGTTTTAGAAAAGGCAATATCAACTGCTTCTAAAGTTCAACTTTTTGAATTCAATGATGAATTCACTAGAGCTGGATTTAGAAATATGGTAGAACCATTTTTAAGAGAAGTACAAGGACGAAAAGGTATTACAGACTACCTAGTAGTTTGTGATGAAACTAACAACACAGGCGAAGTAATAGATAGAAACGAATTTGTAGCAGAAATTTTTGTTAAACCTGCTAGAAGTATCAACTTTATCTCACTTCAATTTGTGGCAACAAGAACAGGCGTTTCCTTTGAAGAGGTCGCTAGCTAATAGAGAGAATAACGGAGAAATAAAATGGCAAACATAAATGATTTCAAAGCTAAACTTTCGGGCGGCGGCGCAAGAAGTAACCAGTATAAAGTGGTTATGCCTTTCCCAGGCTACGCTCAAGTTGGTGGAGAAATAGAAGACCTAGCATTTTTATGTAAAGGCGCAGAACTACCAGGTATGGAAGTTTCAAAAATAGAAGTACCTTTTAGAGGTCGTGCAATTAAAATTGCTGGAGATAGAACAATTGCAGATTGGACTATCAAAGTAATAAATGATACTAATTTCAAATTGCGTAATGCATTTGAAAGATGGTTGAACGGTATAAACAATATGACTGATAACGAAGGATTAACAAATCCTGTAGACTATCAGGTTGACGCATTTGTAGACCAATTAGATAGAAACGGCAATACGATTAAGTCATACACTTTTAGAGGTGTATTTCCTACAGCGATTAACGCTATCTCTTTGGATTACGAGGCTAAAACTGATTTATCAGAAACAAGTGTTACATTAGCGTTCCAATACTTTGAAAGTAACACAACTACTTAAAAACTACTTATAAATAGTAGTGTATTTTTAAGGAGAATAAATTATGGCTGAACTATTTGGATTTTCTATAACAAGGGTTAAGAAACCTCAAGATCCAAAACAAGCATTTACACAACCACAAGCGGATGATGGAACACAAACCATCGCCGCTGGTGGGTATTACGGTCAATACTTGGATATGGAAGGTCAGACAAAGACCGAGCAAGACCTTATCAGACGTTATAGAGAAATCGCTTTACATCCCGAGTGCGATATGGCAATTGAGGATATAATAAATGAATCAATTGTTGCAAACGAAGTCAAAGACGCAATAAGATTAAACCTAGAATATTTACCATTCGGTAAAGATGTCAGAAGAAAAATAGAAGACGAGTTTAAAGAAGTTTTAAGATTGATGAACTTCCATACTAGAGGTCACGATATCTTTAGAAGATGGTACGTAGACGGTAGATTATATTATCATAAAGTAATTGATAGAGAATCTACAAGAAAGGGTATTACAGAATTAAGATACATAGACCCTAGAAAAATTAAAAAGATTAGAGAAGTAAGAAAGAGAAGACCAGATGGACCTACTCCATATGGTTTAAATGTTATTGATGAAGTTAAAGAATACTTTTTGTTTAATGAAAAAGGTGTTACAAATACTACATCTGGTGGAATTAAAATTGCTGTTGACGCAATAGCATTTTGTCCAAGTGGACTGATAGACCAAAACAAAAATATGGTCTTATCATATTTACATAAAGCAATTAAACCTGTTAATCAATTACGTATGATTGAGGACGCAAGTGTTATATACAGAATTGCAAGAGCACCAGAAAGACGTATATTTAAAATTGATGTTGGTAATTTACCGAAGGTAAAAGCAGAACAATACTTACGTGATGTTATGGCAAGATATAGAAACAAACTTGTCTATGACGCAAGTACAGGTGAGATACGTGATGACAGAAATTATATGTCAATGCTTGAAGACTTTTGGTTACCAAGTAGAGAAGGTGGAAGAGGAACAGATATTACTACTTTACCAGGTGGACAACAACTTGGTGAAATGGGAGATATAGAATACTTTAGAAGTAAATTATATCGTTCTTTAAATGTTCCTGCTAGTAGATTAGAAGCGTCAACTGGATTTAATCTAGGACGTTCAACTGAAATTACTAGAGATGAACTTAAATTTACAAAATTTGTTCAAAGATTAAGAAAGAAATTTACTGAAATATTTAACGATATATTAAGAACTCAATTAGTTTTAAAAGCCGTTATTACGGATGAAGATTGGTTAATCATAAGGGATGTTATCCAGTATGACTTTTTGCAAGATGGACACTTTGCTGAACTAAAAGATTCTGAAATGTTATTAGAAAGATTAAGACTTGCCGATACAGTAAGAGATTATGTTGGTAAGTATTATTCAGTAGAGTATGTTCGTAAGAAAATTTTACGACAAAACGATAGGGATATTGAAGATATTAACAATCAAATTAAAAGAGAAGTTAAAGATGGTATACTTGCAGACCCTATGCAACAATATACAGCAAACAAAGATAGTATAGAAGGAGATATGTAATGGCAGACCCAAGCGTTCCAAGTAAGACAGCGGAGTTTATTGACAAATTACAAGCGGGTAAAAACGCAGACGCAGGAGAAGCATTTAAGGATGCTTTAAGAGATAAAGTAGCAAATGCTCTTGATAGACAAAGAGTAGATGTTGCTGGCAAAATTTTTAAAGGTATAGAACCTGAAAAATTTAGTGACCCTAAACCTGCGGTAACGTCAGCAAGTCCGAGAACTGATAAGATTATGGATACAGATGGAAAAGAAATAGCTTTTGAACCGACTAAAGAACCGAGTCCAGAAGCAAGTAAACCTGAAGCGCCAACTATGGCACCAGGACACGAAACACCACCAGACGCAGGTGTAACACCAGCGCCAGACGCAGGTGTATAGAAATGGATAACGAATTACTTTTTACAAGTAAGATAGTTGAAGATAGTAAGTATCTTGACTCTAAAAGTTATGGAGATTTATCTCCTAAAATAAAGTTAGCAGTACAAGATACTTTCAATCTAATTGAAAGAACGTCTGGAGATATTATAAGTAAGTTTGAAAATTCAGTAGAGAGAGTTGCTGAAGCAAGAAAAATAAATAAAGAAGAACTATATCAATATTTTGACAAAGAAGTAGAAGAACAATTAGGAGAGTAATATGGCGTGGGTAGATGTACCAGGATCAAATAGTATTTGGCAATATGAAAATAGTGCCACAGCATCCAATACGTATGCAGACGCACCTGGAACTTATTCAGGTGGCATAAGAACTTATACAACTCCTGGAACAGGACAAGTAAATAAGATTTATGCTAGATGTAGAAAAAAAGGAACAACAGTAGAACGTGGCGAATTATCAAAAGATTTTTTTGACGCTACACACGTAGGATTCTAATATGGCAGATACAGTTACAACACAAACAATAGCAGATACAGCTGGAGTTAAGTACGTAATTAAGATGACTAACTTATCAGATGGTTCTGGTGAAAATAATGTTAATAAAATAGACGCTTCAGAAACAACTTTTATGACCGAAGATGGTGAAAGACGTATAGCAAGAGTGTATTATTCTATCAATACGTCTGATAATAAATCAGGAGTAGAATTAATATGGGACGGTGTTGCAAATGCTACTGCTTTATTTTTATCAGGACAAGGTACAATAGATTTAAGAACTGATGGAAATTCATTTCCAAACAATGCAACTACACCTACAGGTGATGTATTGTTAAGTACAAAGAACTTTGCTAAAGGCGATAACTACTCAATAATCGTTGAATTTAGATAAAAAATCTTATAAATAGTAAGAGAGAGAACTATGAAACTAATTACAGAAGAAGCAGCCGATTCAAAGTTTATTGTAGAAGAAGTTGGCGGCAAAAAACAATTTAAAATTAAAGGTATCTTTTTACAAGCAGATATCAAAAATAGGAATGGCAGAGTCTATCCTAAAGAGATATTGCAAAAAGAAGTTTCAAGATACAATAGAGAATTTATCAATAAAAAACGTGCATTTGGCGAGTTAGGACATCCTGATGGACCAGTTGTAAATCTTGAAAGAGTAAGTCATATGATAACAGACTTACATCCTGATGGACATAATTTTGTTGGTGAAGCAAAAGTGATGGACACACCATATGGTAAGATTGTTAAAAATCTTATTCAGGAAGGTGCTCAATTAGGAGTGTCTTCAAGAGGTATGGGATCACTAGTGCGTGGACGAGGTGGAGTTAACGAAGTAGGAAGAGATTTTTACTTAGCAACTGCCGCTGATATTGTTGCAGACCCAAGCGCTCCAGACGCTTTCGTAGAAGGCATTATGGAAAACAAAGAGTGGGTATGGGACAATGGTGTTATCAAAGAGAGAGATATTGAAGAGTGGAAACAGTACATAAATGAAGCAAAAAGACTACGTTTAGCAGAAGCAAAGGCAGACGTATTCAAAAAATTCATTGAAAATCTATAATCTTATAAATATCTATTAACAACGAGAGAACTAATTTAAACGTTTAAATTAATTAAGGAGAGTTTTCAAATGGCTGAAACAGACAAAATAGAAGCGTTAGAAGCAAAAGTAGTGGACGAGGCGAATTCACCTAATCCGCAAGCAGATGCTCCTAAAAAGAATGCTGTGGCGGCTGAACCTTCTCATATTGCTAAGATAAGTGAATATGAAGATTTAGGTAAGGCAGTAGTTAAACCTACAGACAGCAATCCTGACGCAACTAAAAAAGTAAAAAAAGTTTCTGGACAAGCTCCTCAAAAACATCAAGGCGCTGCTGACGCAATGCCTAAATTGAGTGGACACAACACTAAATTGGAGAATAAAGAAACTAAAGACAAAGACGGTAAAGAAATTAAAGAAGGCGACTTACCACCAGCACTTCAAAAAGCTATTGACGCTAAAAAAGATAAAAAAGATGTCAAAGAGTCTGACGAAAAGAAAGACGATAAGAAAAAAGATGACGCTGAAGTAAGAACAGAAGACGAAGACAAAGAAAAGAAAAAAGAGATTGACGTAAAAGAACACGTTGACGCTCTTATCGCTGGAGAAAAAGACTTAACCGAAGAGTTTAAGGCTAAAGCTGCTACTATTTTTGAAGCGGCTATCAAATCTAAAGTAAAAGAAATTACTGAAGAATTGGAAACAGATTATAACAAAAAATTTGAGCAAGAAAGTGCTAAAGCAAAATCTGAATTAACTGAAAAAGTTGATTCTTACTTAGCATATGTTGTTGAAGAGTGGATGAAAGAAAACGAAATCGCTCTTGAACGAGGTATCAAAGGAGAAATTGCTGAAGACTTTATCAATGGTCTTAAAAAATTATTTGAAGACCATTACATTGATGTTCCAGATGAAAAATATAACGTGCTTGAAGACCAAGCAGGTAAAATTGAAAAACTGGAAAAAGACCTCAATGAGCAAATTAGTAAAAATGTTGAGTTAAACAAGGAAGTTGGAACTAAAGTTAGAGATGAAATCAAATCTAAAGTTTCTGAAGACCTTGCTGACACAGCAAAAGAAAAGTTTGCTAAACTTGCAGAAAGTATTGAATACTCTAACGCAAAAGACTATCAGAAGAAATTAGAAACTGTTAAAGAATCTTATTTTGGAAAGAAAAACAATGAAGCGAAAGAGAATCTAGATGATGTGGCGGCAGATGGATCAGTTAATCCTGATTTATCAAATTCTATGGCTGCTTACAGCGCCGCTATAAGCAAAACTAAAGACATTAAACTGTCTATTAAGTAAATATAAAGGGAGATAAACACATATGTACTTATCTGAAACACACGAAAAAAAATGGCAGCCAGTACTAGAGCATCCTGATTTACCAAAAATTACTGATGCTTATAGACGTGCCGTTACATCCGTGATATTAGAAAACCAAGAACGTGCTTCTAAAGAAGATAACGCTTACTTGGCAGAAGCGGCTCCAACAAACGCAACAGGTAGTGCTGTAGCGAATTGGGATCCAATTCTAATTTCATTAGTACGTAGAGCAATGCCGAATTTAATTGCATACGATATCGCAGGTGTTCAACCAATGACTGGTCCGACAGGACTAATTTTCGCAATGAGAAGTAGATATACTTCACAAACAGGCGGAGAATCATTCTTTGACGAAGCAGACACAGACTTTTCAGGCAGAAATGCTGCTGGATCTTCTGTTGATGGCTACTCAGCGACTGACCACTCGGGTGCAAACCCAGCTGTCTTAAACGACGGTTCACCTGGAACATATACTAAAGGTACTGCTATGACTACAGCGAAAGCTGAAGCTCTTGGCGATGCTTCTGGTAATGCATTTGCTGAAATGGCTTTCTCAATTGAGAAATCTACGGTAACTGCTAAATCAAGAGCTCTAAAGGCTGAATACACTATGGAACTTGCTCAAGATTTAAAAGCAATCCACGGTTTAGATGCTGAAACAGAACTTGCAAACATCTTATCTGCTGAAATTTTAGCAGAAATTAATAGAGAAGTTGTAAGAACTATTTACATCAATTCAGAAAAAGGCGCTCAAACTGGTAACGTAACAACTGCTGGTATTTTTGACCTAGATACAGACTCTAATGGTAGATGGTCTGTTGAAAGATTCAAAGGCTTAATGTTCCAATTGGAACGTGATGCTAATAGAATCGCTCAAAGAACCAGAAGAGGAAAAGGTAATATAATTATCTGTTCATCTGATGTAGCTTCTGCTCTTCAAATGGCAGGTGTATTAGATTACACTCCAGCTTTAAATAACAACCTAAATGTTGATGACACAGGCAATACTTTTGCAGGTGTTCTTAACGGTAGATTTAAAGTATACATTGATCCTTATTCAGCAAACAGTACTGCTAAACAGTATTATGTTGTTGGATATAAAGGAACATCACCATATGACGCAGGAATATTTTACTGCCCATATGTTCCTTTACAAATGGTTCGTGCAGTTGGTCAAGACACTTTCCAACCTAAAATCGGGTTCAAAACAAGG